TCAAGCGCACCAAAAAGGAGCACATGGACTATGTAATCAAAAAGGCTACAGGCGGGCCCGGTGGTGTTTCCGTCGAAGCCAAGGAGTCCCGCTTCACCATCAACCAGCGGTTTGGTTTTGTCTCCGACATGGTCAACATGTTGGTCAAAGGCGACCAAGCATCCGTGGTGGTGTCTGGTCCTGGTGGCCTCGGCAAGTCCCACACTGTGACAGCCGCACTTGCCAAAGCCGGCATGAAGGATGTCACCCTCCTGGATGAATTCGAGGTCGGTGGCAAAATCAACACTGAAAAGTCCTATCGTGTTATCAAGGGTTACTCCACGCCTAAGGGCCTGTACCGCACACTATACGAAAACCGTGATGGTGTGGTTGTATTTGACGACTGTGATTCCGTACTCAAGGATCCGGTCTCTCTGAACCTGCTCAAAGGTGCTCTCGATTCCTACTCTCGGAGAGTTATCTCCTGGCGTGCGGATATGAAGGATGACGAACTCCCACAGTCCTTTGAATTCAAAGGCCGGGTGGTGTTTATCTCCAACCTATCGTCCGATTCTATTGACCAAGCCATTATCACTCGGTCGATGGCTGTTGATCTTACTATGACAACAGAGCAAAAGGTCGAGCGTATGCGGTACCTGGTGGACCAGCCTGAATTCATGAAGGACTACACCAAGCAAGAAAAGACCGATGCACTGGACCTTATTGATGACATGCAAGATGGCGTGAAGGAACTCTCCCTCCGCACTCTGATTCAGACAACCAAGATCCGCAAGTCGGCTGGTGTAAAGTGGAAAGACCTTGCAGAATATACAATTTGCGGTTGATTTTTAATATAAAAGGAATGATTATGAGTAATACACAAGCGTTTGGTTGGACTTACATGGTTAATTGGCTCAAGGACAGAACACACCGAATTCCTGATATCACCTATCGGAAAGGTGTGACACACAAGAAGTTGACCAATCCGGTCAAGTAATGGTTGCCATTTGAACCGAAACCTGTATAATAGAACGCATAGACAGCAACACAGTAGGAACAAGAATGATCCCTCGCATTACAATCAATAATCGTTGGATTCCCAAGGATAACTGGCGTGAGTATATGAATCACAATACTGACAAGACTCACCCCCAACTGTGGGACAAGACTTGCGAAGTTGAAGTGCTCACCGTACACTTTCAAAAGAACACTATGCGGATCCGCTTTGCAGGTCGGCACGAAGGTATGATGGCCAGCCAGGATATTCCTGCAAATGAATTCTTTGAACAGATTGCTCTTGTAGCCAAATGATTGTATAATAGAACACATACACACTGAGGACCACAATGAAAATCGCTGTTATTTCTTCTGATAATACCGTGTTAATCTATGAGAATAATATTCTGAATGGATTATATACAGAATATTTCAATTCAAACCGTGAAGCATATGATTATGCTTTGTCTATCACAACAACCATTGAATTCGAATAAAGGAAGAAAATGAGTAAATTTAAAGACCTGATTATCGATATTGAAGCCTGCATTGCCAATGGTGATGCATTCGAGGACGTTATTAAATTCGTGATGACCTCCACTGGTTGTGATGAAAAGACCGCCACGGACCTGGTGTTCGAGGTCGAGGGTCAACTATGCATGGACGAGGAAAGGGACTATTATGATGGTCAGGAAGTAATTTACCCTGACGAGGATGATGTTGTGTAAATGAGACACACCTGGTTGCCAGGTGGTCTTTTTTCGGTTATAATAGACAGAGTGGTTCGAACAGCATACTGGGGATGGACGTAGAGGCTGCCTGATGGAATCCAATGGGCATCCAGCACCACTCTGAGACATTCTGACACCCACACAGAGCAAAACATTCCAAACCGTGCTGGAACCCACTGGAACCCATTGGAACGTGCGGAAACGTGCTGTCACCTCTGAGACACTCTGTGAAATTTTCAGGCGTTGGCAGCCACAGACTAAGACTAAATAGCAACAACACATTTCCGACACCCTGCGACACATCCAGCGACACGCAAAAGTTATCCACAGCTTATCCACAGCTTATCCACAGGTTCTCAACACCTTTCTCCACATGCATTATACTGCATAATGACTAGCCGGTCATCCAACACCTCTCCGAATGTTCCATGTTGTATTTGAGCAACAACCCATTCTTCCCTATTGCCATTCCTACCATCTCCGCTATAATACCATCCATGACACAGACAAACACTACCAAACAATTCATCCAGGTCTCTGCACATAAAGATTCTAATAACTTTATGTACTGTTCTAACCTTTCTCTCATGGCTTCTGATAAACTTTCTCCTTCTATGGCTTTCGCTGAGTTGGAGAAAATGGCTTCTGAGTATGAATCTAATGGATATACTATTGAATGGATCAAGAATGATTTTGATTCTTTTGATGAAGAATATTATGGTCATTTGTTTGAAGGAGAAAATGTATGAAACAAAATTATTTCCCTACCCTTAATTCTGCCCTTGAATCTGAAGGATTATTGGAATCTTGGGCACTGAATTTCCCTCCACTCTCCTATGATTCTACCTTTGCATATACTTTTGATGATGGAAGTAAATACGGGCATTATGTCTCCGTTTATCGGGATTCTTCTGGTCGTTATGAGCGCCCGGTTCATTATAAACGGTAATTGAAAGGTAATTATGTTTGATATCATTGTGAATGATGACTCTGATTATGAAGTGTATTATTCTGGTACTCTTGTAGAAACATTTGTTTCTCTGGCTGATGCAGAGTATCATATCTCTATTGTAATGCAGGAGATGAATCTCCCCTCGGATGCATATACTTTTGATGAACCATGGATGGCATAATGAAAGTGGTTACTAACATGGCGAGACATTTCACAAACACGGATAATCCTATTGATTTCCCCCATCATTATGGAATGTTCACGGAAAAAGGTAATTCAATGATTGCTGATGTTGTTCTTACAGCAAAAGCACATAATCTTGATTTTGACCAGGTTCTTGATATTCTCTATGATATATCTACTCTGGACGGATTCGAGGAAGCAACTGATACTGCGGTTCGAGAATCAGTTTTCAATGCACTTGAGAAATCTTAATTATGAACGAACGAATACAAGAACTTATGTTGATGGCATTTCAAGAACACTATGGTGATCCAATCACTCCGGGCGCCAGAGAAAAAGCTGTTGAGTTGGTCTCTGGCTGGGGAGAAAAATTCGCCGAGTTGATTGTTCGGGAAATGTGTCAAGTCATTAATGATGATTGTCAATTGCAAATGCGCCAGCGTATTATCACTAATCTTGGCGGGTTGAATCAGGCAAGAGAATTGATTAAACAACATTTTGGAGTTGAAGAATGATTGAACTGTTTATTATATCGGAGAATTAAAATTTTTATATTTGATGTTGAAACATTGGGTAAACGATCCCATTCGGTTATTCTCTCCATGGCCTGTATTCATTTCAAGCCTGAGGATAAACCCAATCATAAGGCACTATTTGAAGGTGCATTTTTTGCCAAGTTTGACGTTAAAGACCAGATGAAAAGGTTGCACCGGGTTGCGGGTAAATCCACAATGGAATGGTGGGCTAAACAATGCTTGAATGCCAAAACAAAATCATTTACACCTTGTCCTGCGGATGAGATATTCGAGGACGGTTATGAACGTATGCGAGCCTGGGCTAATGAGAAAAACGATCCAACGGCATGGGTATTTGCACGTGGTAATCTGGATCAATTGGTGCTAGATGATATTGAAGAACAAATTGGTCTGGAACCAGTATTCAAATATGCACGATGGCGTGATGTGAGAACTGCTGTCGATTTTCTATATGACACACACGATGGTTATGTGAAAGTGGAAACACCACCATGGATGGACAAATTTGATCCAGCATTACATATTACCAAGCATAATCCAATTGATGACTGTGTATTTGATGCAATGATGATGTTATATGGTGCTAAAAATGAACGAAATGAAAGAATATTTTGATTATCTCGTTGAACTCCGGAATTCTGGGGAAACTAATATGTGGGGAGCGGCTCTGTACCTCGAACGGGAATTTGATGTGACATACAAAGAAGCCAAGGAAATCCTACTTGCATGGA